ATCGCTAGCAGGGATAAGAGGTATAATGTGATCTGAGGTTAGGTATATAGAGGTTAGATCTTTATTAACATCCTCTACTTTTGGAGTATATCCATCAGCCTCTAAGTATGATAGACCTACTGCTGATCCTAGAGCCTCACTTTCAGATTGAGCTTCTTGACCGTTACGTATAATTGTAAGAGGTTTACCATTATTCTCATCGTTGACTAAAAACTGTTGGTTACCTCTTGCACCTGTCATTCTAATAGACTGACCGTGTCTTCCTTCTATAATAGTATCTCCCATAAATGGAAGCAAAGGGTATATATCTCCTCTTTCAACAAAACCTGGGCCTGGATTAGGATCTCCTTCCTTTAGTCCTGGATCTGGATGAGCATTATAATGAGGGTGATTCCATATAGCTATAGATGACCCGTAGTATACTTTAGGAGTATCCGCTATGTCTACTACATCTTGGGCTTTAGGGCCTATAAATAACTGTACAACTTCTCCTGTCAAAGGAAAAGAGCAAATGTTACGGTCTATAGGGTATGCTATATCTAAAGATCTTAGGTCAGATTCTTTTCCAGATGAATCTAGTAGTCTATATCTTATAGCTCCAATATCACCATAGTTCTTAAAGAACGGGTGCGCTTCATCCATTACCACATCTACAACACGTGCGGTTGATGCTAAAATTTTATTGTCTGACATATTACTTTTCTTCCTCTTTAGGAACTTCGGCTACTTCGTTTTCTATTTCTTGAGATTCTTCTAATAGGTCTTGAAGGTCTGAGAAGTCAAACTCTCCTGCTCCTTCTTTACTTTGCGCTGTTTCTATACGTTGTATGATTGTCGCTAACTTAATCAATGCATCGTCATTCTTTACTCCTATTTCCATATATTCTTTAATCATAGGGACGATAAGAGTCGCATCTCCTATGTTTTCGATAAGAGGTTTGAGTTCATTTATTAGACCTTGAACCTGTCCTCTGGTACTGGTAGAGTTGTCATGTATCTCACCGAATAGGTCAGCTAGGGTCTTGCCTTTAAATATTTCTTTATCTAAACTCATAATAATAGTTTATTATAAATAGTAACTTACTCAACATTTAAGTTAGGTACTAGCAACCCTCTTTCGTATAACTCTAAATAACCTTCGTAGAAGTCTTTCTTTAGGGTAGCAATGACTCTAGTTAACTGGGGAGTTTCACAGTCAGTCATTTCCCGTATATAAATATATAAAGCTTTTTTCTTGAATATCTCTAAGTCACTTCTCTTTTTAAATATAGTAAGTATAGCATCTGCTATTTTTCTCTCACTATCTTTATAGAACGTTTCATCTAAATTAACGTAACTCTTCGCTACCCACATATCAATATAGGTACCAAGAGAGATTGCACCATCGTAGTCTGTTTTATGTTCACCTATTACCATATAGGAGGGAACATTTAGTGCAAAACTATCTGGTGTTGATTCAGTCTGTAAAAGTTTCTTGTAGTTCTTGTTATTGTAGTTTATCAACCACCTCTTTACGATTGTGCCGAAGTATGAATATGCTTTAGCTCCGTTATCAGGATCAAACTTCATTATCTTCTCTTCTAGTAGTACGGTTACTACTTCGTGCTTAAGGTCTTCTATTTGCTCTACATCAGTATAGTAGAATTTAAAAGTATGTATGATATTTTCTACTAACTTGTAGAAGGGGAGGTAAATATGGTCTGTAAATATTTGATTCCTGTATTCGTTGTCTTCCGAACGATTATTCCTTTTTATATAGTCTTCTGTTTCTGAAGTAAAATAGTTAGCCTTGGATTTCTTCCTTGCCATATGATTGGGGTAGCTCAAATTTACTAAGCTCTTTTTGTACTGCTTTCATTTGATTAAAAAATTCACCTAATTCGTCATCTGACTGAAATACCCCTCGCTCGTCAAGTTGCTTTAGATGTTTATCGCTTTGTTTTATTAAAGTTGAAAGTTTGTGTAGATACTCTGTTTGATCTTGTATAATATCTTCGTATAACTCAACCTTTATAAGGAGGTTACGTATAAGATAGAGATTAAATATTGTAAAAGCAACTAAAACTCCGGAAATAATTTGAAAAGTTAACATTTTATAGGTTTTTTAAGATATTAGACAGCCCTTCTGATGATTTCACTGACCTTCCTGTAGAGGAAGTAGACTTTGGACGTTGAGGTTTAGAAGTCCCACCGTTTGATTTCCAAATATCGTACTCAACCTTAGAGGCTAAGTAATCTGCACTGTGTAGTACTGAGATTAGTGACGATTTCTGTCTAGATGACTCAACATTACTGAAGAAGTAGGCTTCGTTTGCCTTATCAAACACACCATCATGACATCTTATACCTAAAAACTCTTTCTGATTTACTTTGATACCAAACTTCTGTAAGATGAATAGTGAACGGTCTGGGATGAGCATAAAATCCAAGTCTGGGTTAAAGGTATACATCTCTGATAGCTTATCTTGACGCCATTTATCAGTCTGAGGTATGTAGTTAGGTACATCACCATCTCCGATCTTACCTAAGTCGTGGAATAGAGCGGCGAAGACAAGTTCTTCTTCGGTGTAATCTATCGACCCACCCATCTCTTCGTATAACCTAGACTGCTTCACCGCATATTCCACTACTCTATTTACATGATCAACATATCCACCGGCGAAAGCATTGTGATACCAAGTCTTACCACTTGCAGGAGCCATTACATAAGTATCCTCCATGTGATTGAGCATTGCTTTAATTGAATCCTTTCGGTCTCCAATATACATGTCAATAATCTTAAAGTGTTTCTCGTAATTAGATTGAATCTGTTCTGCCGATAATGCCATATTTTAATTATATATTATTGTTAATATGGTTATTATAATGGTTATATATATTTATACATTATATATTTAACTAAGTAGTTTATTTATTATTATTATTTATTATTCTTTATATTATATATTATTAATATAATTAAGATAATACTTCTAGAGCAGAATGGCAACTATTCAACAATAAATTTTTGAGAATATTCATCTTTTAGTATAGAATGATCTCCTCCATCCCAAAATACCCTCATATAAACTGTTACTGTATCACCTATCATTTCCGGAATAAATGGTCCGAGTATGCGTCTAGTAGATAATTTACCATTCTTTTCCTTAAAATATAAACTAGTATTTTGAGCTATATTTATCTCTTCACCTTCAAATTGAGGTAGATTAACATCAACCCAAGAGATAGGTATAGGTTGCCATGTAGATGTATAGTTACCAAAAGGAGAGTAAAGTGGTTGCTGTATAACTAAATTATCTCCAAGTATCCAAGATGTATTGCTATCAAATCTAGCCTCTACAACCGATTCGTTATTATACTTATACACATCATCTACCGGAGAAGCTTCTACATCAACATAAAACCAAGGAAGATATTCTCCATCCCAATTCATATCTATATGGTAATACCCATTTTGATCTGCCTGCTCTTGAAAGATAATAAGAGCATCGCATCCACCGGGGCAAGTTTCGGGAGCAATAGGTTCTACTTCACAAGAAGCAAGGGCGAAGCCCGCCGCGCAGACGCGCGCAAGTTGCAACGCAATTTTTTTAATATTCTTCATCAGATTCCATTTTATAAGGTTCACCAATTCTTGATACTACAGCCTTAGCCTCATCAATACTAACATTAAAGAACTCTTTATGCTTATTGACTCTAAAGCCATTATCTTCTAAATACTTATGTACTTGTTGTTCTACGTCATGAGCATTAAAACAAGGTAGAGCCCATTCGACAACAAAGTTTTGAGCAACACCTGTAGCACTGTTTATCTGCTTTACTCTCTCAGATGGCTTATTCTTAGTAAAACCAATCTTACACAGACCAGGCATCGTAGGGTTAGTAAGTACATATACCCATTGACATCCAGTCATACCTTTTGGTATCTGAATACTCTTAGGTCTATTAGTATAGTATGTAACTTTATCCCACCCTTCGCCTTGCTCGGTATCTGGAGTTAATGTAAAGTATTTAGCATCTTGTCCTGATTGATCATCAGTGACTTTGATTAAACCTTCGGCATATTCTACCGTAATTCTTCTAACAGACATATTACAGGTAATCATATTGAGAAGCCTCCAAGTCGTACTGCTCATGTTCCATATCAGTATTCCAATCAAAATCATCACCAGCCTCAACTACAGCGGTATATTCATTGGTAACTAAATCCAACATATCACCCAACTCTCTATCGGTGATTAAATTATTAGAGTATCCGTTAAATAATTCTTGAACTAAATTTTTCATAACCTTTATTGTTT